TTATAATAATCTAAAGCTTGGGATTCACTTCTAAATTCAGTGTAAAAACTAGACCTAATTAATTTAAATTTAGACACATCTATTGTAGATGTTGAATAGCCCCTCGTCGCCCCTATCCAAAAAGGCTTATTATCATTATTTATAGTGGAAATATTTGTTAGTCCTGAATTAGTTATAGAGCCGCTTATTTTTATTCCATTTATACAAATTTCAAATGTATTTAAATTAGAATTACTAGAATCAATTAATTTAAAAGCAGCTTGTATTGTATAATCTATATTTTCGTTTAAATTGTAATTTATTAGAAAATACCTATATTTTGGTGTTGCTACGGTATTACTGCTATCAAAAACAAAAAAGTATAAATCATTTGAAGCTGGTATATATTCTAATAATAATGATACACCCGCTGAATTATTTAAATATCCATCATATTTTGCGAAAAAATCATGAAAAGATTTTGCTGTTTTATCTCCAGTTTCAAATTTCATTGCTAATTCAATTGTGAAATCTATTATTGGATTAGAAAAAGATGGAGTTTCTATATAATTTGTAGTGCCATTTAACTGCAATGAACTTGAATCACCAACAACAACCCCTGCTTGCCAATCAGCAGTTCCAATAATAATTGCATCGTTATTATTATTGGATAAATCATTTATATTATTCCCAGATCCTTCTTGATAATCGTATGATAAAAGTTTATTCAAATTTAAATCCACAATTATTATATTACTGAATTCTGACTCTTCTAAAGAAGTTATTGAAATAGCTTTTATTTTATAATAGTAAATTGATACAGAAGGATTATAATGATAATCCCAAAATAAATTCGTTCCTGGAGGGTCAGAAGAATCAAATTGATAACTGACATCAGCAGAAAAAGTTGGTTCAATAGCGACATAAATTAAATACCTAGTCGCATTTGTACTTATAAAATTAATTCTAAAAAAATGAGTTGTTGTATTTATATTTGACGCTGGTAAAGCTGTTGGAGTAATTAAACCAGTAAGATTAAAACTTATTGTTTCTATTAATTTTAAAGTCTCTTTTATTATATCTTTTGCAAGTGTAACGCCTGATTTTGTTGCTTTTCTTCTTTTTAAAGCTTTTATATAGCTTTCTGGAGTATTTATCATATTAGAAAAAAATAGCTTATTATTAAAAATAGGCATTTTTTGAGGGTCAATTCCTACAAATTGCCATTCATTTTTTTCTAAAATAAAATTTGTATTTATAAAACCATTTATAACAATAGGAATTGATAAACCAATTGGGGCTAATCCATATCGCCTTGATGTTATTGAAAAACTTAGCTTAGGCTCTAATACTAACAATTTACTAGCCAAATTATTGAGCTCTTCTTGAGTAAAAATCATATCATCGTCTAATTTTACTTCTTTATACATTAATCCAATTTTTCTAATAGATTCATCATTTTTTAAAATAACTTTTTGGTCTTGTATTTTTGAATAGAAAACAGTAACGAAAACTCCAGGAGGAGGCTCGGATAAATCTAAAAATTTTAACTTTCCAACTTGGTCTTTATTTGTATATTTCACAACACCTTTTTGAGAATAATTAAGATCATATTTTTCTTCAAAAATTTCAGTATTACTTACAATTTCAAAAGCATTATTTTCTACTGGAGTAAAAGGAAGGGTATCAAATCCAATTTCAGTAATATTAATATTGATTTTATTTACAGAAATTACAGGATAAAAATTATTTGGAGAATCATCTTTAAAATAAGCTATATCACCTATTTTTATACTAGTAGCAAATCTTGATGTTATTTTTATTATAGTTGTTGTTGAACCAAAAAGAATTTTAACAGGGTCTTTAGGGTCTTTTAGAGCAAAAGCAACATAAACTATATCAGAGGCATATCCATTTAAATCATAATCAAATTTATTTGGAGCCGCTGGAAAATCAAATCTTGTTAAGCTCTCTGAATTACCTTGAGAATATATTTTTGCTGATAATTCTATAAAATTACACATTACAGAAATATCTTTTTTTAATTTCGCTTCAATTTCAGCAGCTATATTTTGCATAAAAAATCTATTAGCTTCAATTGGATTTAAAATAGTACCTCTTTTTGTTGAATTTGTTGTTATACCGCCTTCCCAAATTGAGGAAATTTCTGGAGTGATACCATTTTTATTTGAGATTTCTATATATCTGGTAATAAATAAAGTATTCACTAAATCAACTTCTACTAAATATTTTAAACTCCAAAAAGAGTCTATTTGCTCGACTAAGTCTGTTAACGCTTCACGACTTGATTTTTTTTCTACACTAAAAGAGCTGATAATATAATCTTCAAAATTTACTCTATATTTTTGTAATGAAATAGAACCTAAACTATCATCTGCATAAGACATTATTTCATCTAAAATTGTAGATAAATTAGTATCTGTAAAATTCAAAGAATCAATTGGAGCTAAGGAAAAATCTTTTTGAACACAAACCACATCAAACTTAAAGTAGGGTTTATTTAATAAATTATTCCATCCTAAAATGTCTATACCAGGGTCAACAACTTGACCATGAATTATTAAATTTGTATTTGTTTCATTCTCAGTTATTGCAAATTCATCTCCAGCAGAAATAGTTATATAATTGCCATCTTGATCAAGAGGTGTTTTTAAAGTAAAAGAAAAATTACCAGGTGTTTCATTAATTGCTTCTCCTCCTTTTACTTGCTCATCAATATGTTTTGATACATTAATATAAACTGAGGATGATTGCGGTTTATACCAATAAGCTAAGCCTCTCATTAATAAGAACCTCTATAAGCTAATCTTTTATTTTGTTGTTCTTTTTCTGTATAAGAAACTAAAACATCTAAAATCTCATTTTTTGATAAACCAACACCATTTATATTTATTGTATTTCCTCCATAAGATGAAGTATTATTTACAAAAGAGTTTGGATTGTTAGCTTGTCTTAAAATATAGGCTAAGTTATCACCTTGATTTTCATTAACAACTAATTCTCTTCCATGTAATTTTTGAAAATAACCATCAACAGGGCCATCAGAAATACCACCATTCGCAAAACCTAAAAAAGAACCTATTCCATTAAAAAAATCTCCTATTCCTTTTACTCCAGCATTTATTCCACTTCCAATACCATCAAATAAATCTGTAACTCCTCCTAATGCACCATCAAAAAGACTTTGACCAACTTGACCGACTCCATTGAAGAAATCTCCAGCATTTTGATTTTGACTATCATATAAAACAGTTCCATTAGGAACATTTGAATCATTTACTTGAGGATATGAATTTTGATAACCTGAATAATTATCATTTACAGTTTGAATTGGTTGATTATATGTAGGAATATTAACAGGTTGATTATAAGTTAACGGCATAGAATAATCAGTATATGAGGATGCTTTTTGATTAATATTTGATTCTATTTTAGAGCCAGGTAAATTATTCCAACCATTTGTATTTACATTATCGGCTGTAACAGGCTTTGATGTATCTTTAACTATTTCTTTTACAGCATTATCAACCATCATTTTTTTAGAAATAACTTGATCTAATTCATTTATTGCAAGAGCTGAATCTTTGGTTATTCCAGATAAAACAGTTCTAACCTTATTTAAATCTGTTTCCCATTCTCCAGCAGAATTTTTAAATTTAGAGGTAAGAATATCTAAATCACTTTGAATCTGATTATTATAATTATTGATTTCATTAGTAAACTGTTTATTTTTATCAGTTAAATTAGTAATTTCTTTTTTTAAATCAATAACTCCATTTGTAGTTTGAAAATTTGTTTCTTCAAAATCTTTTTGAGCATCAATTCCATCTTTTACAGCATCTTTAAATTCTTTAAAAGAGTTATATTGATTTCTTACAGATTCATCATATTCTTTTGTACCTTGAACTATATTTTTAGAAATAGCATTCCAATAAACATTTTGCTCAACAGCTAAGTTTTTCAAGGCATCTGATTTAGCTTGTAAATTTCCATCTATTTCATATTGATTATTAATATCTTCTTTTTTAGCTGCTATTTTTCTATTAAATTCTGTCTCAGGTGTTCGGATAAGTTGATTATAATTTAAACCGCCTTCCTGTAACTGCATATCTAAAACTCTTTTATCAAACTCTGTTTTAGCTGCTTTAGAAAGTGTTTTATTATCAAGTAATTTAGCAAATTTAGCCTCTATTTTATCAAGTTCAGATTGCATTTTATCAATCTGTTTTTGATTTGATTTTATAGATTGCTCTCTTATTTGTATTTCATCAAAATCAGCTTTATGTTTATTTTTTACTAATTTAGCTTCTTTGTCATAATAACCTGACATAAGAGTTTCTAAATCTTTCCATCCTTGTTTTTGGGTATCAACTAATTTTATTCCTAAATCTTGAACCAAAGATAATTGCTGTCTTTTTCTTTCCTCTTCTGTAAGTTTTTGAGCATTGATTTTTATCATATCAGCTTGATATTCTTTAATCATTTTTTCAATTTCATTTGTTGAGTTTAACTTAGCATCCATTTTTGCTATATCAGTCATTTGCTCAGCAAATTTTTCTTTTGTTTGTTGAAATAAAAGTTCAAGCTTTTTAGCTCTAGTTTGCCAGTTGCCTTCTGATTGCTCAATTGTTTCTTTTTCTAGATCATAAGATTTTTGTATAGAAACTAATTTGTTATTTTCTAGCTGGATGTCTAAATCACCATTTTCTTTATGTAAAGCAAAAAGGGAATTATTTAAATCAAAATCAAGTTCTTTTATTTTTTGAGTTCTTTCATTTTCATCTTTTATATTTTTAAAAGCAAGTGATTTTTGAAAATTATATGATTTAAAAGCAATATCTTCTCTATCTTTATTCATTTTTAAATCAGATTCAAAAGCTTTATTTTTAGCATCTTGAATTTCTTTATCATCCTTAAAACCTAAAAGTTTTTTTGTACCTTTTAAAGCTCCTAATGTAATTACATTAACAAAATCCTCAGCTATTTTATTTGCAATTTCTAAAAAATCCTTAAAATTTTCAGGCTTTCTTAGGTTATCTGTAAAAGCTGAAATCATTCCTTTTGCTTGATTTGCCATTAATTGAACCATTCCAACAAGTCCTGAAATATCCCCGCCACCTTGAACAAATTTAGATAAACCTTTTAAACCATCTTTTTTTAGAAGATTTAAAACATTATTTAAGCCTTTTGTTTTACCAATAAGACCTGTTAATAAATCAAAACCTTTTGTATTGCCAGGGTCAATAACACCAGATTCTTTTATAATACCCATAACATCTTTTTGAGCTTTAACTATTACATCATTTCTTTTTTCTTTAAGGCTTTTTATTTTATTATCCAGATCCTTAATTTCTCTTTCTTTTGCTAAAATCTCCTCTTTTGTTAGATTTTTAGTATTCTTTAAAAAATCTTGAGCTAATTTTATTTTATTTTCATACTGTGCTTTTTCTTTATCAATAACGTCAACAGGAGTAAAATCAATATTATTTTTATAAATAGGATTTTCATTAAGTTCTTTTAATTTATCATCAATAAGAGCAATATTTTTTGAATAGTTTTCAAAATCATCTGTTTTAAAAAGTTCAAATTTTCCGCCTTCTTTCATTTTTTCAAAAGATTTTTCTAAGGATTCTCTCATTAAATCAATGCTTTTTTGAGAATATAAAGCCTTACCATCAGAGGTTTTTTGCTTAGACATTTCAAGAATAAAATCTTCTATTGCTTTTTTTTGTTGAACTAATTCTTTTTTAAAATTAATTGCTCTTTTTTCAGAATCACTTTTTCCAATAAGATTCATTTTCTCATTCATTTTAGTAATCATTTCAGTCGCATTAGCCCATTTTTGATTTACAGCAGCAACATCATTTTCTTTATCTTTTTTTTGCTCCTCATCAATCTTTTTTATTTTTGAGTCATGAATAGCTTTATTTTGAAGCTCTTGGGCTTTTGTATCAATACCTAATTTTTTTAATGATAAAAGATAATCTTTTTTTTCTTTAAAATCATTATCAGCTTGTATTCTTTCAAGTTCGTATTTATTTTTTGTAGCTTGATTATATTCATCTGTTAGAGTTTTACTTAAGTCTTTTTGCATTTTAATTAATTTAGCATGAAAAACTTTTTGAGATTGAGCAATATTATTATTATATTCTTTTTGACTAATAACTTTTAATTTTAAAGCTTCATCAAATATTTTTTTATTATGGTTTTTTTCTTTTTCAGCAAGAAAAATATTATGCTCATAACCTTCTTTTTGTAATGAAGCTAACTCATCAACATTCCTTTCTTGTATATTTTTTACTTCATTTTCTAGCCTTTTTTTATCTTCCTCTAATTTTTGTTTTCTTTTAATTTCCTCTTTCATAGAGGCTTCTTGTTGTTTAGCAAATTGAGCTGCTTTTATAGCTTCTTTCTTTTTACTTTCTTCTCTTAATTTATCTTCTTCTGCAAAAGATTTTATAATTTCATTTAATTTAATTCTTTCATTTTTTACTAATAAGGCTCTTGCTTCTCCGCCTTGCTCTTTTGCATAAGTGTAATACTCATTAAGCATTTTCATTTGAGACTTATAATCATCTAGTGATATTGTTTCACCTGAATTTTGTCTTCTTTTGAATTTAGAAAAACCATTATCAAAATTATTTATAACAGTAGCTTTATTTTTTAATTTTTCCTCACCATCTTGAACCGCTTCTCTATTTCCTAGATATTCTTTTATTTTTGGAAAAAGGTTTATTGTATCTAAAGCTTTACCTAATGATTTAGCCCATTCGTTAGTAGAATCTTTTAAAGAATTTACAGCTTTTTCTATTAAATAAAAAGTTCCAGCAGCTCCTGCAAGTACTAAAAAAATAGGATGTTTTTCTAATAAAGCCCAAGCCATTCCCAATCCTTTTGAAGCCATTATAAGACCTTGAACCGCAATTAATGCACTTCCTAAAGCAACTGTAAAAAGACCGACATTAACAATTGTTTCTTTTGTTCCTTGATCAAGATTTTTTAAATAATCTATAAAATCTTTTAAATATTTAAGGAGAGGAACGATAGCTTCATTTATTATTTTTCCATATTCAATTTTTAAATCTTCAATACTTACTTTCATTTTTTCATAAGCAAAAGCAGTGCTTTTTGCTTGTTGCTCTAAAGCCTTATCTCTTGTTCCTTGAGATGTTTTCATTTCTCCTAAAGCTCTATCAAAACCAATTGCACCATCTTTTGCTAATGCTAAAGCTGCTTTTGCTGCTGATGCTTCTGGAATTATTTTTTGCATTAATGCTAATGAACCATGAGTAGCTATTCCTAGTTCTCTCATTACACCATCAACACCTTTTGTTCTTAGTGCTAATTCAGAAATATCAACACCTAAATGTTTAGCCCAAGCAAAAGATTCTGGGCTTGGATTTGATATTTCTTTTATTAATCCAGCTATTGCTGTCTGAGCTTCACTTGCTGAAATTCCGCCTCTTGTTAATTCAATGAACATTGCTCCAACTGTTTCAAAAGAAACTCCAGCAGCGGAGGCAACTGGGATAACATTCCCAAGATTTGTTGCTAAAGCTTCAAAAGAAAGAACTCCTTTATCAACAACTCTAAAAAGCTGATCATTAAATTTAATACTATCTTGGAGAGTTTTTTGATTATAACCGCTCATTAATGAATTAACAGCAGTTACAGCAACTTCTGTACTTGTTAGACCAGCAGAGGCACTTTTTGAAGCCTCCGCAACGAATTTTAAAGCTAACCCAGCCTCAAAACCACTTGAAACAACTTGGTATAATCCTTTTGCTATTTTTGAAGGGCCATCAATTATTTTAGAGTCATCTGATAAAAGCCTTACTTTTGAATATAGTTTTTGATAAGACTCTTCAGTTTCTTGAGCTATGCTGTTAACATTTCTCATATCTTTATCAAATTCTGATGCAGTTTCTGATAATTTTTTCCCAATTAAAGCTGTTGTAGCTCCAATTGCAATAATAGCTAAGTTTATTTTTTCTAAGCCTTGAACTGCATTTGCACTATTTACATTTACATTTACGTTTAAGCCTGTTGTAGTATTAGTAGCCAAAATAACCCCCTAAAAGAAAAATAAAAAAACTAAGAGAATTTTTTTTAGAAAATCTCTTAGATATTGTTTTGGTTTTGAAAAAAGAAGTTATTTTCATGGCTATTTTATTTAAAATAAAGATTTAAGCACTTTCATATGGAATTAACCAGCCTTCCATCATCCAAGGTCTCATCTCAGTTGTTCCATCAAGTAAAGTGAATAATTTATCAGGCTGTTGTCTTGCCATTCCTTTTAAAGAAACCTCAGCTAAATTTCCAGAAAAATTTGGAAAAACAGATTCTGGTATTATTTCAAATTCAGGAATTGAAATAACTAACTCAGATTTCGCACCCGGTATATTTATACTTAAAACAACATGGTAAGGAACAAATTCAACGGTCAAAGCTTGTTGCAAATGGATACCTGTATTTGCTTTTGATGTTCCTGTTACTTTACCTTTTAATTTTTTAAAAGTAGCACCAGTTAATGGAGCGTTTGTAAGACCTTCAAAAGTAACCGCATTTCCATTAACTGATTTGATATATACATCTTCATTCCATCCGCCAAAAGTAGCATCAACTGTTCCAACTTCGCACATATCACCGACTGCAATACCTGTTGCATCTGTTAATGTTGCTGAGTCTTTAGTTGGTAATGAAGCAATAGTTGTTTGACCAGCAGTTGCATAATTTTTTTCTAAAGCTACATCGCTCTGTAACATTTGAAGTAAATAATTTTTAGGATGGTCAAATACAAATGGCAATTCCATCGTATCCTTAATAGGTATCGAATATAAATGAGCTTTCGGATAACCTGACTCAATTTTCTCTGTATCAATTGATTTTTTAAAATCAGGTATGCTTTTCGCTCTTCCTACTGTAAAAAGACCAGCGATTAAAAGAGGGTCTATTCCTTTATTCGCTTGACCAAAATAAACAACTGTTTCGCCTCTCATCGCTTGACGTGAGGTGTTGCCTATATATTTTCCATTTCCTGAATAATTGTTAACTCTAAAAGCCATATTATAAATCTCCTCTATAAGAATAATGAGATGTCATATCCGTTCTTTCTGTTCCCATAAAAACCTCTCTAAAAATAAAATAAAAAAAAGATAATTTTTCTGGAGAAAAAAAGAAAGAAACCCCAGAAACAATGTCTATGATTTTTATAATAAGATCTTATTTTTTTTATAGAGTTTGAATTTTTCTAATATAAAGGAGAGATAATTTGAGAATATTCTATGATAATAATATGCTGTAAAATATAATTATAAAGTTCTTTTTCAGCAATTTTTATACTATCATTTTTTTCAGGCTTCCAAATATTTTGTGAATAATATTCCCATTCAGTTACAGTCCCATCAAGGCTTTTGCTTGGGTCTCCATCTTGTAAAGCCCCAATAACGCTTGTGCCGAATTTTTCTAACTCATCAAAAATATTGTCATATTCTTTTTGATTTACTTTTTTGCTACAATCAATAAAAATAGGAGCTTGTATTATTCTAAATCCATTTTTTTCAGATATTACCTGTTTGTTGCAAGTGTGATAAACAGATATAGAATAGTTTTTAGTCATACTTTTATAATTCAAAGGGATATTTTTTATTAAATCGTCATCTGGTCTTAATGAATCAAAGAGTAAATCTTGAATCATTGTATTTTCAGATAAAATTCTTCTTATTTGCGAACACGCAGTTGTTAAGCCTGTTTCTGTTACTATTGCATCTATCATAAAGCCTCTATTGAATTTCTGAATATATTAATAATATTGTTTATATCTTCTTGATGAATCATTAAAAAAGGTCTATCTTTTTGATGGTATTTTCCATAAGGAACATTTGTTCCAATTTTTAAACTATCATTATTTAATGAATAATCTGTATCAGATATTATTGAAGTTACTGAGCGCCTTAACCTTCCTGTATCTTGTAAAGTCATACCATTTCTATTTATAGCAGCTTGAGAAGGTGTCCATCTTGTCGGTCTTCCTTGCATAGCAAAATTAAGATCCATTGACCTTAATAATAAAATAGAACTATCAAAAAGCTCTTGCCTCCAATTACCTTGTTTAGCAATTATTTTATCTAATTTTTGTTGAACTAAAAGAGAGTCTATTTGAATACTTACTTGCATATTAATATCTTTTAATTCTATCTACAAAAGAATTAATTCTAGTATCTAAATCATCATTTATATATGCAAAAGGAATACTTAAAGGAGTTTGTTGTTTTTGAGTTCCTAATAATCTTCTTCTACCTGTAACAATTGCCTGTATTGATGATTTAGCTCTTAATGAATACATTTCAGCTATTTTAATTGCTTGGTCAGAGTCAACATAATTACTTATAATTGCATCACTAGCAGCTACTAAAATAATACATAATTTTATATCCGCTGGACAGTTAGAATCATCTATCAAGGAATCGTCTAGAGTTTCGCCTATTTGTCCTAAAACACTTATTATTGCTTCATTTATTTTATCTTCAATATCATTATCAGGAATGCCAGCAGTAAGAAGTAAATCTTTATTTTTATTTCTTACATCTGAAACAGTTATTGTTGCTGTTGTTAACGCCATTATTTTTTTCCTAAAAAAGAAAAAGGGCTTTTATACCCTTTTTTATATTTATAATTATTTAAGCATCTGGTTTTTTATCAGGAGTATCTATTCTTTTTATCAAATTTCTTTTCTCCCATTCCTTAAGTTTTTCTTCTGGAATATTATCACTTTCCCCTAAAATCTTATTTTTTGGATAAATTTTAGTTTTATAAGTAATATTTTCCAGAAGAATAAAAGGAATAAAAGCTAACAATGCTACTGTTTTTGATACACTTGCCATATTTTTCCCTCTTATGCAATAGTAAGCAATCTTCCATATTTAGGATCTATAATTGGAAAATCAAATTTAATCATACCTTCTAAAGTTTCGACTCCAACCTCAGTATTTTCATCTCTAAAAGACCTCATAGAAACAGGGCTTTTTTTACCCATTGTATCTGTGAAAAATTCAGTTGTTAGAGCAAAAGCCCCTGACATATCTTCACTTTGAGGGCTTGTTTCAACGTAACCAAGCCAAACCATATCAGGTTCCCAAACAAAGTTTCTATCTTCTGCTTGTCCTAAATTTGCACCGTTATATGTAGCATCAGCAACAAAAATACGACTAAGATTTTCTAAAGAATCTGTTTTTAAAAGCTCTAAAGCCATAGCTAATTTAACTAATTGATTTTGAGTTGAAGCAATACTTTTTTGTATTTTTTCGTTAGAAACATAATTAGAATAAGCATTTGCTCCAAAAATAATAGTATTAGGAGGTATTGACCTATCTTTTTTTATCAATTTACCTTGAGCGTTTAAATCAGCAACGGGATTGCTTACAGCATAATCAGTCCAAGCATCCCCAACAGTTGTATTGGTAAAATTAGAGGAGTTGAAAACCTTTCCAGCTATAATGCTTTCAAAAATTAATTTTAAAGCTTTTGTTATAAATCTAGCTCCTTTTTGTTGTTCTCTTAATTTAGCTTTTGCTGTTGCATAAGCTGGATTATAATTTGCAGGACTTACATCAAAAGCTTTTCTATAAGTGGTTCTTATATATTCAACAGAACTTTCAGTTCCTTTTACTCTAGAAGCTTTTTCTAGTGGTGCAGTTGGCTTCATATCTTTTTGGTCTGATTTTGAATCAACTATATTAATTTTACCTTGATTTAATTCTAAATAAGGATTATTAGGAGCTATTTCACCTCCAATATAACAATTATCTGTTTTTTCACTCCAAACCCCAAGGGCAATGGCATCGACAGGAACAACAGTTCCTACTCTATCTGCATTAGACATATTTTTATTCTCCTATTATATTGTAACCATTTGAGGTTTTGACATATCAATAATAAATTTATCTCCAGCAGCAGCGGCTGGCGATTCTGACAAAAATGCTTGCCTATATGTTGTCCCAGATGTACTTAGGGTTAATTCAACGAATCGTCTTTTATTAGTTGAGTCCAAACCAACAAATTTATTTACTCCTATAGCTCCAGCGGCGGTTACTTCACATGGGCCTTTTCTAGCAACACTCAAAACTTTACCAACAAAAGGGTAAATTAAATCATTTTGTAAAATACCATGTACCTTATCAGTTACAGCAGTCGGAACATTTCCCTCCTTGTAACTTATTTTTGTAATTGGGTCTCCTTTAAAAAAACCATTTGTTGGAGTAGTTCCATCAGCAGTCGGATCAACTAATAATCCTTCAATTTCTTCTGGGTTTTCTGATAAAAATTCAGCCATATTAATTATTAAACTCCTTTTTCAGTTACTAAGATTTCTTGAGCTTTTTGTAAATCACCCAATAAATCTAAATTTAAATTATGTTTTTTTGCAATTGCTTCCATTTTCGCTTTGATTGAATTATCATTGCTTGAATCAAAACCATTTTCACCATGATCAGGAATTTCACCTTCAACAATACTTTTTCTAGCTAAAAGCTTATTTTTATGTTTAGCTTTTACAGATTCTGGCAATGAAGTTAAAATTTCTAACTCATCAGCTTTATCAGCTTGAGATAGTTTTTTAGCTTGAATAAGAGAATCAATAAAATTTTCATCTGATTTTTTATTTAACTCTTTTAATTCTTTTTGATGAGTTTCTTTTAAAGCATTTAGCTCTAATTCTTTTTGCTCTTCTAAAGCTTTTATTTTTAAATCAGCATCAGCCTTTGCAGAAACTAATTCATTTTTTAAAGCATCAATTGGCTTTTTTTCTTCAACAGAAAGCTTTGCCATTACTGCGTTTAAATCCATTTCTATTAAATCCTCCCTACTCTTTATATATGTATTGTTTTTTTCTTGAGATTCCAATAAAAGTATTAAATCCTCAAAATCTTCCATTTCCTCTTCAACATTTTCTATTTTTTCTTCAAAAAACTCATTTGTTGTTGGAACTCCTATATCTGTTATCAATCCAAAGCTTTTAGCTTCTTGAGCTGATAAATATAGATCATTATTGTTATTTTCTTTTAGTTTGTTTAACCAAAAACCAGGTTGTTGATTTGTATTTTTATCTAGCATTTCAAAGGCTTTATTATTCATTCTTTCAAGTTCTTTTGCCTTGTTTTTAGCTTTTTGGACATCACCACATGCAGAGCCTGACATCCCATGTATCATTATTGTCGCATTCTCGGTAGCATATCTTTTTTTACCAAAACTTAGCAAAAAAGCACCGCATGACATAGCTTTTGCAGAAGCAATTGTTATGACATCTAAACCAGAATTTTTTATAATATCAATCATTCCCATTAAGGAGTAAGCATCCCCTCCATAGGAATCAATTACTAATGCTAAAGATTTTTGATTATTATTTTTTGTATCTTGAATAGACCAAGAAAGCATTCTTGAGCCCCATTCATCGAAGTCATTAACTCTTGTTAAAATTGGTTTTTGAACCAAATCATTTATTGCCATAAAAAAAAATACCTTAATATTATTTTTTTTATACTAAAGTATTTATTTTTTTATGGAGTTTGAATTTTTTAAATTAATTAATCTGGATTTTGTTCTAAAAATTCCTCAAGTGTTAAAGGGTATATTGCTTTTAATAACTCTTCACCTGTTAAAGGAACTAAATCATTTTCGGAATCATCTAAAATATAAACTCCATTCTTTTTTTTGAACATCATATATCCTCGAAGCCATAATCAAACCCTAATTCTTTAGAAACTTTTACCCAAGTTTCATGAGATGATTTTGAGGAAAAATATTTTGAATCTAATTTACCTAAATCGACTAAGGTAGCATTTTTATTCATAATTTTACCCTTATAATCATTATATAATTTTACCACTTTTTTAGTATCAATTGTTTCGCTAGAGATGTTTTTAATAAAAAAAGCTATTTTACCATAAGGAGAATCTTGAGCAATTGCCCTTACTTCTTTTATTTCATAAGCTAGTGCAAAATTTACATCAGGTAAAGAAAGAGAACTAGAGCCAGGGTGATTATGAGTTAAAACAGCACTTTTTTTTATTTTATCAATTTCACTATTTGTAAAATTAACCTCATCTTTTTTATAATTAGTTTTATTTAAAATAATATTTCCATCGGCATCAAAAACACTTGCTAATTCATATTTATTTTTAGTCTCTTTTAAAATCTCATTTTCTCTTAATTTGACAATTGAAACTAAATCTTTTTTTATTTCAACAGGTTTAATAACAGGTTCAACATTATTATTTTTTTCTATTTTTGTCTGGTCTAAAGAATCATCTTTAGTTTTACCAAAATTTTTATCAGGTACTTTTAATTTTGCCTCATCTGAAAAAGGCATATCTTCAAAAATAGTAACTGGAGATAAAATACTTCTACATCCCCAATGACAAGGAGGGCGAAAACTTCCTGTAACTCTTGGATCATCTTTTTTTAAAACTTTTAGATGCCTACTTTTACAAATATCAGTTGTTCTTTTATCTAAAATTGCCAAAAATTGAAAGCCTTTTACTATTGTAGATTTCATACCAGCATCAATTCTTGCTGTATTTACAGCGTTTATTGATTCCATTCTTGCAACTACTGATATATTTCTATTTGCAAAAAGATTTGAAGCATTTTTAACTGTTTTTATCAGGTCTTTTTTATCTTTTATAACCTCTGATGTATTTATTTTTTGAATAATCGCATCTCTGAAATCTTTAGTTTTTTTTAATGCTAAAATTTCAGCTCTGTATCTCAAGCCTTCATTTACATCTGGTACTTTTATTTTTGATGAAGCACCTGATAAAATCTTTATTTCATCATTAACTTTTTTTACGGATTCTTTACCCAAATCTTTATAATATTTATTAAAAAGATTTTTTAGTTTAATAACATCTTTTTTATCAGTTTTATCTAGTGATTTTTTAAAAATACTTAAGTTATCAGCTTTTTTTAAAATCTTATTTGTAAGTTTAGTAAAAAAAGTTTGCAGTTTTATAATAAAAGAATCTTCAAAAGATTTCATTATTCCATCTAACTCAAAAGCTAATTGATTCCTATCCTTATTTATCTTTGTTCTTTTTTTCATTTTATTTTTTTATCCTCAAATAAATATAAAGAGCTAAAAATTATTTAAGGTAAAAAATCTTGATTATCATTTTGATTATCAGAAGAGGTTGTATTATCAACATTATCTGAATTATTATTAGCTTCTTTTTTTATTTCAAGATCAATAAAAAGTTCTTGATTTTCTGGAAGATTATATTTTTCTCTAAGATAAATTAAGTCTGTTTCTGTATCTGGGTCTAAGATACCCATTTTTATTAACATATCATCAATAGCAGTTTCTTTGTTAAAATCTTTTTGAGTATCTAAAATAAGCTCAACGGATGGATAAATATTTTCAGGGTATTCGATTTCATTAAAATTTAATTTTATTAAATCAATCATATATTGCTCTTCTATTGTGTCTTTTACTATACCTTCTCCATAATCTGTATATAAAGAAGCATTATCTTTATTATTTTGAGCTGTATTATAGTTACCAGCTCCTGTTGTTGACTCGTTAACCAAAGTACTTGAACCTAAGTAAGCTCTAGCAATTTGAGAATCTAATTCACGGATAATATTAATAAAACTATCTAAACCAACAGAATCAAAAACAAAGTTTTCGACTTCATAGCCGGGAGGAATATAACAAGAAAAATTATTTACTAAGGCTCTCAAAAGAGTTGTATGTTCAGTTAAAACAGGAACGGAATTTTCCTTACCTTTTAATAAAACCTGTCTATCTTTTGTAATCCTAGCTGCTTTTTCTAGAGTAAAAAGAATAAATTGTTTTTTCGCATCATAATATTTCCAGATTTTTTCGAAGTCTCCATTTCCATTTGGATTATTAAATGTCATTAACCAGCTCATAGAAATAAATTTTCTTAGAGACCAGATTTTATCAGGCTCTATTAAACTTTTAAAACCATTTTTATTATCATTTTCATCATAAGAAAAATCCCATAATCCATTTCTTTTTGATTTTAAAATAGAATAATAATAATAATTAGCATATTTTCCAGAGTTAAAAACATCATAAACTTTTTCAATAAAGCAACATCCTAAATGCTTTGATAACATTAAGTCAAAAAGAAATTGTTTTTGACCTCCATTTTGTAATTTTTTAATAGTAAAATTGAGAAAATCAGCAATTGTTTTACTTTTTTTTATATCTGATTTTTTGCCCTCAATAATTGGTTTAAAAATAATATCTTTTTGTAAAATAGGTAAAATAGAAAGATAAAAACAAGTACTTACAACAGGATCTGTTAATGAAGCTTCAGCTTCTTCATAACCAACTCTATCATAGATATTGCTTTGTTTTTGCCCTCCATTTAAGCCTTTATCAACTCTTTTATAATAATAGGTATAATATGAATTTAATCCAGCTTCCTCTAGTAATTTATCTTTTTCTTTTAAAATATCTTCCATTTTTATTTACTTCTATTATTAATTAAGTAATTTTTTATAGTAAAAGATTTATTTTTTTATAGAGTTTGAAATGAATGATAATAAGCTTCTTAGGATAGCTGATTATCTATAATACGAATTATCAATACATGAGATTAACGATTTTACAGGCTTTGAGGTCAATATTTTTTATTTAATGCAATTTTATTTTAAAAGAGTAATCAATATCTTTGAGAATAATCCTCTATTTCGCCTTCAAATTCAAAATCTTTTATTTCAGCGATAACCATTTTTGCTAAAGCATTAAAACCCATTGCTGATGAGTCAACTTGATCATCGTGTGCCCCTTCTGGAAAAGCCTCTAACTCTTCCTTATAATCTTTGTTCCAATCGGCTTTTAAAATAAAAACATTATCGCTTTGAAATTGGATTGCAAAAGGATTTGCCCTAGTAATTTTATCTCCTGTTTCTCTAAAAGTTTTCACGCAGAAACCATAAAGAGCTGTAATTAAAGCATCTATTTCATGAATACCAGCAGCAGCTGGGTCTTGATTTAATCCAACAAAATATTTGTGACCATATTTAGCCAGGTCTTTTTTTGCAGTTGATTGAATTAAAGCTGTTAAATCTTTGCTTTTATATCTACCTCGAATTTGGTCTAAAATATAGGTTTTGCCTAAATTATCTTTTGCAATAAGAGTCCCACTTGTATAATCAGGCTTTTTATTTTTTGTAGGCTTTTTTCCTCCAGCTCTATCCCAATAACGGCATATAGAAACAATGGTTATAATAGGAGGTTCATAATCGATATAGTTAAAATTTTCTTTTAAAAAAATAGTTCCTTTTGTAGCTCTTATTTTCCAATTTCTAAATAGCAGCTGCATTTTATCTATATAAGAAAGGTTTTTTAATTTTGCTAAATAACTTGGGTCATTTTCTAAAAGTTTTTTATTATCAAAAACAGAAGCCTCTATAAAAGTAAATGATAAAGGCTCACAATCAGGGTCTTTCTCTAAAAGCTCTTCTTTTGTATCAGCCCATATAATATTTTGACCATCTGTTACAAAATATCTAATAACACCACATCTTTCAGGAATGATGTAACCCTCCTCATCAATCCACCAGTCTATGAAATCACGAACCCACGAATCACAATCTGGATTACAAGTAGCACGAATATATGGATTTATACCAATACAGCCTCCAGCTCTATTTCTGGATAAAAGATAAAAGAATTGACTCTTTGTAAAATGTGTAAGTTCATCAAATAAAATAAGAGGTATTTGAGCACCTTGAAACTTATATTTAGATTTTTCCTCTTTTAAACCAGAAAACTTTATTTTGTTTTTGTTTTTAAATTTCCATGTAAGCCTTGATTCTATTTGATTAGGGCTATATTTTTCTTTTGATAAAAAATTATATATTTTCTGGCTTTCTTCCCATAAACCGCCTCCATTTTTTATTTGTTCTATTTCTCGCCTAAAAATAACGCAAGTAAATGAAGTAAGTAATAATAAATGGATGAGAGGAAGTAATAAAAGAGCGTAAGTTTTTCCTCCTCCAGCACCGCCGCCATAAAAGCAAATATCGGCACTACATTTTAAAAAAGCTTCTTGCGGCCCAGGTTGTGCTTTGAAAATTAATTTTTGTTTTTTAGGAGCCTTAGTCGCTACTGGATTTTTTTTTAAAGTAGTTTTATCTTCCATTTGGCTCTAAAACCACTTCACTCTCTATTAATTCAGTGTCATCTTCATCCACTTCATCAACGTCTTTTTCAGAAAACTTTTTTGGCAAAACAGCTAGGATTTTTAACCTTGTTTCTATTGCCCATTTTATATCCGAAAAAAAACTTCTATCAGGCTTTTTTATTTTTACAGAATTATGCCAAGAGTCCCAAGCTTCTGATTCTAGTAAATTTATTTTTTCTAATTCAAGATTAATTTTCTCTTCAAAGAACTCAATTCTTTCTTGTTTCCATTCTAAAAAAACCTGTTTTATGTCATAACCTATTTGAACTCTTGAAACTCCAATTATTTTAGATATTTCAAGTTGTGTTTTTCCTTGTAAATATAATTTGCTAATTTTTACTAAATCATTCAATCTTTTTTGAATAGTTCTTTTATTTTCAGCCACCTATGTAAACCTCTGATGTAAACCGATACAAATTTTTATTTTAAAATGATAAAATTTATATAGTGTTTGAAATGGCTAAAAATAAAAGGGTGTAGAAATTTTGGAAATAAAAAAAGAGAGAAAAAAAAGGGTTAGCACTACAAGAGGGGAAAAATCAGATAAAAACATCAAAGAAATTACAGAAGATAGAACTAAGGTAAGAAATTTTAATAAGGTTAATGAGAGGATTTTATTTTACAATGAACTTTATGAAGAAAAGTTTTTTGAGAATAAAAATGATTTTTCGAACAATGATCATAATAGCTCTATAAAAATAATAACAGATTTTAGCTTAGGTCAATTTTTTGGAAAAACAATTTTTGAAAACAAAGACTTACAAAAAATAAAAGCAGCTAATGTAAAATTATTTGATTTACAAATTGAAGAGTTTTGGAAAGTTCTAAAAATAGATATATCTTATATCAGAAATAGCATAAAAGCTTGGAGTGAAAGTAAATATAACTTTTTTATTCAAAACAAAAAAATCTTTATTGTTGATAAAAAAAATAGTATTTTAGAAATAAAAAAAACTGCATTAATTAAGTTCAATATGCAGTTAAAAATGGAAATTATTTTTATGTTTAAAACAAAGTTAGAAGAAATGGTAAGTAAAATTAATAATCAGATTTTTGAATATAGAATTTAATCTGTACTTTCAACCTCTTCAAAATTGGAACTAGAGTTCTCAGAATTGGAACTAGAGTTCTCAGAATTGGAACTGGAGTTCCAAAAACTAGAACTGGAGTTCTTAAAATCGGAACTAGAGTTCTCAGAATTAGAACTTGAATTATCATTTTTTAAAGGTAAATTTTTTATATTATTTTCAAAAAAATGTGTTGCCATTTTATCTAACTTATCTTTGTTCATTTCATTATCTTCTTTTTTATCTATTTTTTCTAATATTTTTTCCATTAAAAAAGGTTTTATTATTAATTTTATTACAATACTGAAAACACCTGATGAGAGCATTATTATAATTGAATCTGAGTCTATTTGTTTTGATGAAAACTCAAGGAAAATAGAAAAGACTAACAAGAAAAAAAAGATTAATTTTATTATTATTTTTTGTTTCATTTGTTTTATCTAAGTACATCTTCTATTATTTCTATAAAAAGAATAACCGCTCCTGATACATATAAACTTAACAACATTTTTTCAAACTCCATAAAAAATAAAATACCTTATGTTTTTAATATAAATAATTTTTGGTTTTATAAGGATTCAATATTTAAAATGGCGAAACAAAAAGAAGAAACAACAAACAAAATACCAACTGAAGCTGAAATGACAGCTTTTGTTAATGATGCTTTAGAAAAAGAAAATGCTAAAAAATTAAATGCTGTTGTTGAAGAAACAATAGATATAAGTGCAAAGTTTTTAAAACATAATGAGGTAACACTTGCTGATATAAGAAGAATTGGAAATAAGTTTTTTGACTTCTTAAAATCATCTGGAATAAAAGAAAAATTTGTTAAATTAGATGGTGATAAAGTTTATATGGATTTTATGTACTGTAGTGTTGAGGCACTTTTTGAAAGTGATGAAACTCTTGATAAATTTAATGAAGTTGCAAAAGATGTAACAGGGTTAAGCTTACATGATTTGAAAGGTGATAACTTGAAAGATGTAATTGATTATACAATTGCTTTTTTGCAAAAGAACAATGGTTTTTTTTCCAGTATGACTGGGTTATTTCTCAACACGATAAGAGGATAGAATATTATAGGAAAGAGCTTAAAGATAAACCAGATGATGATGCAAAGTTTTTTAAATATAGCGTAGATTGGTATTGTTCAGATTGGTTAGATATTTTCATTCTTTTTCCTCTTTTAGAAAAATTTAGTATTGAATATATTGAGTCTATTAGTTTTAAAAGGTGTTTACAGTTATTAAGGAATATTGGACAAAATAATGAGTGGCAAAATAGTAAACAATGGTACTCAAGTAAAAAAGATGAGTTAGCTAAAAGCCAAGAGGTAAAAGGTGGTATGGGAGTTAATCAGGAAGCGGTACTAAATGATTATATGGAAAAAAAGGTTGACGAATATTCAAAAGCTGTTTTAGATATGTATGGCAAAATTTGAAGGTGAATTAAATGGCGAGTAATTGGATTTTAAAAAGTACAAATGGGGTTAATGTTGGGGCTGAGAGCGGTTCTAATTCTTGGGAAGACGCTTCCAATGAAATGTATAGATCTGGAAATGAAAATGTTGTTTGGGATAAAAGAAACTTTTTAAATCAAGATTTTTCTTCAGCTGGTATAACTCTTTTCTTTTTTGAAGATTGTTCTTTTAATAAAATGAATTTTTCTTCAAATACAATAGAAAATTGTCAGTATAAAAATTGTGATTTTGAGAATAATAATTTTAACTCAGTTACATTTAAACAAACTAAAATATTTGATTCTAAATTTACAAATTGCACTTTTGCTGGTTTAGGTGATTTTGAGTTTGACTCTGATGATAGTCATTTTAAAAATATAGACTTTTCATTCTCAACAATGGGTATGAATATAATTGATAGGATTTATACAAATACTGTTTTTGAAGATTGTATTTTTGATTTATCAAATATCCAAAATACAGATTTTACAGATAGTCAATTTGTAAAATGCTCTTTTTTTGGAACAACATTTGATGGTTCTATTTTAAAAAATACTATTTTTGATGATTGTATTTTTGATGAAAACTCATTATTTAATAATATTACTGATTTTAGTAAAATAAAATTTGTGGTAAAAAATAAGTTACAAACTTATGATTTTTTGGAAAAATGGAAAGCTGCTAATGCTTAAAGTTTTTATCAATTTTTAGCAATAAAAAAAACTCCTGATTATAAAAATATACAGGAGTTTTTTTTGTTAGAAAGTTTTTTATTTTTTTGAATAATAATAAACTCTATTCTTTTTACGTAAATCAAAACCCATTTCAGTAAAAACAGATCCTTTTTTTACTAAATTTTGCAATGATTTTTTTACACATAATTGAGAATCAGGTAAATTATTTTTGCAACATAAAATCCATATTTGATAAGCAGTAAGCTTTTTTGATTGAGTATCTAATAAAGGAATTAATAAACTTTCTAAAATATCCCTTTGTTTTTGGAATCTTCTTAAATTTATTTCTCTAAGAGTTGACATTATACCCCCCCCCACACTTGCAATAATATTTTTTTTCTCTTAAAACAGGTTTTATAAAACCAGCTAAAACTAGCCTAGGTAAAACACTTTTATATAAAATATTTGCGGAACATTTAATATCTTTTGAGTTTAAAAGCTCATTTAGTTCAGGAACTGAAAAAAGATTTTTATTACTTTCCAAAAAAATAAATTTAACCTCTTTTTTTATAGCTTCATATTTTTCATTCATATTAAAAAGCCTTAAATAGAAAGAAATAAGGAACTTTATACATAACTTTGCTTTTAAGAACTTTTTTTAATTTCAGAGTCAAGAATATCAACATAAACTAATTCTCTTAGATATGCGTTTAAAGTTGTTCTTTGAATACCAATACCTTTTTTTATTAATAAATCATAGATTTGAGTTGTATCTAACTTTAATTTATCATTATCACCAAAAAGATTTTTTATTTCGTTAATAACATCTTCTTTTTTATGTCTTATTTGTTTTTCAATCATGGTTTTTATTCCTTATAAAATAAATGGGGCTTGAGACATTATTCCTGTTGGAGTAACACTTGGAACTGGTAGAACAGAAGGAGAGGTAGAAACTATTGAGTTTTGTTTTATTTTCCCATAATAGATTTTATTTCCTATTGATAGCTTTATAAAAAATAGAGCTATTAAAGAAAATAAAAGGAATTTACTAATATTAAGGGTTAATGTTGCTGTTGAACCATAGATTAAATGAATCCTACATATCATTTGTTTAAAATTTTCTGATGTTGAAGTACTTGGGTTTTCTGATAAGTCTCTATCTAATGTAATATC